TCAAACAACAATAGAAAGGTAGTAAAATGCAAAGATACTTTGAGTGTTATGGAATTAACAGAGAAGGTAAATACGATACTCAATATGTTAATTTCAAATCAATCTTTGGTACGGGTTATTTTACATTTACACCAAAGAAAAACGAACTAAAAAAACACAGCTCTTTTAGATCAATTTCATATTTTAGGGTTGTAGATGGTGAGCCTATTTACAATGATAAAAATGAATTGATTAGAGTACAATACTAAACAACAAAGAAAGGATAAAACAAAATGACTAAATTTAACACTCTTATAAAATTTAAAGATGGTAATGTGATGTATCAAAGAGATCACAAAATCGCTTTTGAAAATGCTAAAAGCAAAGGTTTAAATAAACCTGAAGAATTTATGTATATGTATTCTCAAAGTAATAGAGATTATTTTAAGAATATTAATTTTAGAAATTACATAAGTTTTCAACAATAACAAATATCCTTTTAACCCCTGATAATTAATTTTGTCAGGGGTTTTTTTATGGGTTGACAAATTATATTATATATTGTATTGATATGTTTAAACAATGAAAGGAAAATAAAATGACACAAGAAAAAAGACTAACAATGTATCAATTAAAGCAAGATTTACTTGCTGAATTGAATGACAACAAAAAAGAAATATTAGAAGCTCAACATCCAGAAGATATTTTACATGAGTATGTTGATAGCAATATTCCAGTCTATAATTATGATAGACTTCAACTTGCTTGTGATGATCTTTGGTTAGGTTATCCGTCAGAAAACGGCTTGTCTGAGGGTTTTGATAATGCTTATGATATTATCGCTTCTAATATTTATGAAAAATTAAATGAAACCGCACATAATTGGTTAAGAATAAATCAAGAAAGTGAGGTAGCATAAATGAAACTATATCAAGGTAAAAACAAAGACTTTAATATTGTGAAATATTTAGGTCTAAGGCATGGGATAATTGTCAGCAAACAAACGACAATTAAACAAATCATGGAGTTATTAAAACAAAGAAAGGTAAACTAATGTTAGTATATAAAACAAAATGTGGAAATATAATGAAAGTAGAAAGTTTTAAAAGTTTAAATTCTGGTAAAAAATTAACCAGATCACAAGAAAAACTTTTAGGATTAACAAAAATAAAAACAAAGAAAGGTAAACTAAAATGAAAAAAAAAGAAGATATTAAACAATTAAAAACACTGCTCAAAGATGTTTTTGAAATGTCTTTTATTAGAGATGATATAGACGAAATGATTAAAGACGGATGTAAAACAGAGGATGATATTGAGCATTGTTATTATTTAATACAGCTTAAAAACGAAGTAGAAGAAGTATTAAAAAAATGACACAACAATTAAAAGCTGAAACAATTATTAATCTATGGAATGCTAAAGGTATTATTCGGATACAATTAGAAAGGTATTTAAAAAAGAATAATATATCTTTACATCAATATATTAATTTGATATGCTTTAATAAACAACAGAAAGGAAAGTAAAACAATGAAAACATATAGAGTAACAATGTGCGAAGAAGCTACTTGGGAAACCAACATTGAAGCTAACAGTGAAGAAGAAGCTAGAGATAAAGCTATGGATATGGCTTGTGAATATGGATTTAGTGATTGGTCAGTTGGTAATCATGGAGATATGGAAGTTATTGATTGCTCTGAAATAGAAGAGAAAATGGAGAAAATATAATTATGAAAAAATATAAAGTGTACTGTGAAGAACTTGGTTATGAAGAGATCATAGAAGCGGACAGCGAATATGATGCTGAACTACAAGGCATGGTTCATTGTAAAGAAAGATTACAAGATTATGTTTATGTAGGTTCTGAAGAAATAAAACAACAGAAAGAGGTAGCGTAATGACAATCAATATAGGTGAAAAATGTGTATCTTGTTTAAAAGATAGTGTCTTTGGTAGTGGTAGATTTGTAAATAGAATACCTGCTGAAAATGAAGAATACGAAGGTTATCTTTGCGGTGATTGTGTATTTGAATTTGAAAACGAAATGGATCAAGTTAATAATTAATCTTTGGGGGGTTGTTGTTCTATCTCATCAACAATCCCTTCAATCTCTTTGATCTGACTACCATCCGACCATGAGATATTGAGTGATGTATCTTGTTTAATATTCTGTACCTTATTATCTGAATAAATATCTGTAATCTTACCAGCAATCCATTTTAGGAATGATTGCTTGTCTCTTAAAAATAAAATAAGCGATTGATCTGGTACTTTATCACTATCATATATTCGGAGCATCTTATCAACCAAAGTCTGAACACCATGTTTTCTAGCTTCAGTTATTCTTTCTTCTAGTTCTGGGTTTTTTTTTAAGTATGCGTAAAACTTCATCAAGCTGAACGGATACTGCTTGTCCTCTAAAATCTCTACTAAAGTCAGTCCGTCTGTTAGTTTCTCGCAAATAGTATCTGCTTGGTTGGTTGTTATCAATTCTTGGTTTGACTTTTTCTTGGTAATATTTTTTGAGTTCATCATCAGTAAACTTTTTAAATTGTTTTAAACCTTTAAGTTTATTAATTCTGGCTATATCAGAATAGTTATGTTTGTTAAATGCAAATCTATTTTGTCCACCATGATACTTGCAAAGGTACAATCCAGTCGCTGTTCTATACCCTTTACATCTACAAGGTTTACCCGTTTGCCTAGACTTACCTTGACAATAGATTTTTTGCATGGGTCTACCGACCATTTATTTTTCCCATGGCTTGATGTTGTTACGAATATTATATTGTTTCTTCATATGATATTGGGGGTTCTTTTCCTTGGCTAGTTTCTTCAACACCGCACCCGTATTCAATTCCACTTTGGGTTTTTCATTTTCTTTTTTCAAAGCGATAGCTTTCTTCACGTAATAAGGATTGTTCTTTAAACCATCTTGTAACTTAGCAAGGGGGAGTGTACTCAAAGTATCTATTATATCAAAAGTATCAGAACCTTTTTGTATAATTTGATCTATTGTATCTAATGTATTAATGTTTTTATTAATAGTGTTCTCTCCTATACCTGTGAATGTTCTCTCATATACTTTAGTGTGTTCTCTCGTAGACTTCTCTGATACCAAAAATATAGGGTTAATCTTATATTTATTAGCGGAAGATAAGCGTTTTACTTCAATAATATTCAGCTTGGCAAGGTGGATAATGGAGCGTCTGACAGTCATTTTAGATAACAGGGTATCTTTCTCAATGGTAGAGTACCTGACCGCACACACATAACCCTTAGACTTCCACGCATATTTCATCAAGGATAGATAGACCGCCAAGCATTGTGCCTTTGCCTGACCTTTCTTTAATCTATCAAGGTGGTGATACAGCTTGTAATGAATAAGTAAGAACGATCTATTTGCCACAATCTTGACTACCTTTTGCCATGTTTACAGTAAGGTTGATGCTGTCTTTGTAGTTTACGTAAATAAGATACCCAAACGTACTCAGAAACAGTCCTTAAACGGCTTTTAAAGGGTGCTATTTGCCTGATCTTGTAAAATAGGCTATTGCCTAACCCTTTTTGATAAAACACTAAAAAAGCGGGTATATTTAAGCCATTTGCTATGTTCTCTACAACATAGGTCATCTTGTTATAATTGTAACCAGTATCATAAACTGTTTCTATGATAGCAAGTGGGGAATAGCATGGATAATTCTTGCAAATTTCCACACTATCAATATCACAACTGGCAATTCCATCGTGATCTCTATGACGCAAACTATATAAATCTCTACTAAAAAATTTTACTTCTCTAGCCATAAGTTTCCTTTCTATTTGTTTTGATACTCCAATATGTTCAGTTGATGCTGGGTATCATGTAGTTGTTTTTGCAATTCTAATTTTTCTTCTTGTAATTGTGATATGATAACTTTTAAGTTAGCATTCTCTTCATTCATAATCTCTAATGTTTTATTATATTGTTCTAGTCTGATACTCAGATCATCAATCTGTCTAGTTAAATCGTGTTCGCCTCTATCTTCGCTCATAGTTTTGTAATCTTTCGTATGCAACCTGTAGGTATCGCTGTAATAAATCCATACTCCACTGAACCATCATCGTGCAGGTTATAAGAAGAGAAAGTAATAACACGCTCATCATTCTGGCTATAGATAAAACACAAGTCAGTACACTTTGCAGTTTGATGTTTTTTAATATCTTCTTCGCTGTGCCAACCCCCATCCGAAGCGTTGATGTCAAACCATTCAATGATAACAGGTGTCGGATTAAATCTTTCATTAAACATTTTTACCTTTCTTTTTTTTAACTTCTTTTTTCTTTCTGGCTAACTCTCTCACCATTTCCTCAATAGTGACTTTTCCACCTGTCACTTCATCCTGTATCTTAATCAGCATATCTTCATTAGGCAAAGTCCAGTATTTAGGATCTCCCGTTAAGCACCAGCGTTGGGTCATACAACCTGGGTTGATGGTTCTCATACCTAGATCTTCCGCACCAAATCTGTAGTACGATTTATCAATATGATTTCTGTATTCTTCAAGTGTCATTTTTATTCCTTTGGTTGTGTATAATTTATTGAGATATATCAAAAAAAGAGATTGACTTCAAGTCTTAATTCAATTATACACTGTGGGAAACAACTATGAATACAGCATTAAAAAACAAATTAAGACAAGCATTAAATAATGGTAAGGGTTCAGTCCATTTATCATATACACAGCTATTCAAATCATTATCAGATTGGAATATTGATTATCTCGAAAGAGATGAAACACAAAGAAGAACAAAAAAAAAAAAATACAAATTACATTTTGGTTCTACAGTAGGTAACATCGCACAAAAATTAAGATCACAATATCTTTTTCACAAAGGAAAAAGAATTACAATTAAAGAAAGAGATAGAAATAAAATATCTGAAGAAGAATATAAAGCTAATTTGTTTTATAATCCCTTTGACGAGAAAGATAAAACGATAAGAGAGATGTTGGTTGATAGTGTGCAACAACAAGTAGATCAAACTTTAAAAGCGATAAAAGAAATTTTTGGAAATGCTCCATTGATGTCAGAACGATATACTTATACATCACCGCAGGATTTATTTGCAGACATTGTTGGAAGAATTGATTATGAGTCTCCAGATATAATTGCTGAACAAAAAACAAAACCAAACAATGTGAAGTTTTATAAAGCAACAAAAAATAAAGAAGAAAGATTTTCTTTATATCAACAAACATT